GATGCTACGCCAAGATGCAGAGGTGATCGGGATGAAGCGTGCGACTGTAATGAAAAAGGATGGTACTACACGCAGATCGTTCGCGCGTAGCTGTTCATCCTGCTGGGTTCCGATGGCTACCCACTACAAGTGGCTTTACTCAATCGTAAACGAATTGACTATGGCCGTAAACGCCGAGCATTACCGCTTTGATATTACAGGCGTGCAGCAGTTGCAAATCCTAAAGTACAATCCACTCCAGCAGTTTTGGTGGCACTACGATGCGTTCACATCCGAAGCACCAGTACGCAAGATGACGATGGTGGTCAATCTATCTGATCCCTCCGAGTACTTGGGCGGTGGGTTGCAGGTTAAGGCTGACCTAGTGAATGGAAGGTTTATCCAAGAGCAAGGGGCTGGTACTTGGTTCCCATCCTACATCGAGCATCGCGCTCGCGCCCCTATCTGGGGTACACGCTGGGTGCTAGTGGCTTGGTTAACTGGACCTAGCTGGCGATGATCCAACTGAATCCCGAACTGTGGATGATGACCCCCAAGGGTGAGGGGCTGGCATTCATCGTTACCGATTACGGCATGGATCATAACAAGATATTTACAGTTATGCTCAACCACGGCGAGATACTTGACTTTGACATTCGTGATTGTCGCAGATGCGAGAACCCAAGTTTCGGGGTAAAAGCACCAGAGGTGCCTAATCCCTATTACAACATATAAAGGAGAATCAATATGCTAGGTAAGAACGTAAGTAAGAACATGAGCGAGTTGGCGGCAGACAACCGCAAGAAGGGTAAGGAGCGCGGGGCTGGTGGTAAGGCGCGCTCACGCCAGCAGATGATTGCGATAGCACTCTCTGCTGCTGGGAAGAGTAACAAATCGCCTCGTAAGTTTCGGATGCGATCAGGCTCGTAATGCTGGTCGAGTCCAAAGCTAGGCTCAAGTGGGGGCGCGACATCCTTCTCTCTGCCAGAGATAAACTGGCAGTAGAGAGGGATCGCGCTTCTCACGGTCACGCAATAGATATTATCAGAATCATTGCGATGGTGGATGCGGTGGCCTTGATAGCGAAGGAAGTGTTGGAGGAGGAATGAAAAGTAAGCAATACAAGAAATTATCTTCCCAAGATAAGAGCAGGAGAACGTGCCAGATTCGACCTATGCTGCGCAGGTGTAGGTGGCTAGCAACAATGCTTCGCAAGAATTCGGAGTTGGATTCAACGTACAAGCTTGGCAGGAGATATGAGGTTTCGTATAAAACAATTCAGAGGGATATTGATTTGCTCCGTGACTTCTTTCTGTATCCAATTGTTTATGATCGCAGTGAGTACAAATGGAAGCTGAACGGAAGTCTTCCAGAGCCGATGTTATAAAAAGGATTGACGCAGTAGAACGAAACAATAGAAAGGAACACCAATGAACGTAATTAAAGAATGGATTCTTGTAGGCGCGGGATTGGCGATAGGAAAGCTTCTTGTTGCCATCGCAGTCATTGCGGTAGTCGCAACAATTCTCGCTGTGTTCTTTATTATAGAGGAGAAAACAAAATGAAACTCTGGACTAACCAAACAAATCAAATCCACAAAGTCGATGACAATATGCTTCACCCGCGCAACACCTATGTGCTGCCCGATGAGCTAACTGGACCTACCTGGGACGATTCAATCCCATGCCCACATAAGATCAAGCCTTACTACAAGGGACGCGCTGCTGGTGGTGCAACAGCGGTGTATAGGGCTGGTGCAATTGGTGATGCTATTATTGCTACCGCGTTTGTTAACTACTTGGTGCAAGAGTCGGGTGGAGTGGTGGATGTCTACGCACCCGCACGCAATCTGCCTCTCTACGCTGGGCTGGGTGCAAAGTTGTGGCCGCTACCTTGCTCGCTGGAGGCTTGGGATTCTTACGATGCCCACGTTCCAACCGATGATTTATTCAGCGGTCAGGTTGGCAACACAAAGCTAGGCACTGGTGGGGGTAACTGCTACCAGAGGATCTATGAGTGGATGGGTGTGTGGGATGAGAAGAAGATGGCTAAGTTTTGCAAGCCAGTTCTACACCTAATTGAACCAGATCACGAAGAGTTAAAGGCGATGGGCAAGTGGCCGTTGCCAGATCCGTTCTTTGCTTATCACGTTTCGTCCAGCGGTCCTACCCGTACCTACCCACCAACGATGGGGCAGGAGGCGGTATTGGCGTTGCTAGAGGCTTATCCCAAACATCACGCCGTTATTATTGGGCTAGATAACAGCAACAACTTTAAGGTGGATCATCCGCGAGTGATCGACTTATTTAACTGCACCAAGGCTGTTCGCTCGTTGTTCCCGATTATCAGCGGGGCTGACTTTGTTGTCGCGCCAGATAGTAGTGTCAATCACATGGCTGCTGGGTTGGATACGCCGTGCGTGTCGTTGTGGGGGTCGTATGATCCAGCGGATCGCATGACCTATTACCCCAAGAACGTATCGGTATTCAAACCCGATACTTGCCCGCACGCACCTTGCCGACCGCACGCTGGGTTGCCTCAAGCCAAGTGTAAGGATGCGACCAACAAGACACCCAAGACGCAATACTGGTGTAATGCTCTGCGGAACATAACAGCGCAGGATATTGTTGAGGCCAGCAAGAAGGCGATGGAGCTAGAAACAAAATAACTAACTGGCGTTGTGGTCCGCAGGGAGATCCTGCGGCGGGCAGTTCCTCAGTGTGTGTTCGCCTCTTGAATCAGCAGCCAGTTTGAATTTTATGAAGAAAATAAAAGTTGAAAAAATTGATGATAGAATTCTTGAATTGCTTAAGAATCCAATCACTACTATGGGCGAGAAAATGTGGGATGAAATAGCATTGGTTGTAGATTATTTGCGCAACACTATGCATTTTTCTCGTGAATCTATATTAGCTGTAATTAATGCCAAGGATGGATATGGAAGAAATCCAGAAGTACCACATAAGGAATTAATTAGGCATATAGACTACATACTAAAAGTTGACAAAAGAAATTATAAAAATTATTTACTATGTCCAGAATGGGAAAAGAAAAGAAAGTTTATAATTCAAAGAGATAAAATTTGTCAAGGGTGTTTAGATGCGCCCATACATCAAGTACATCACTTGACCTACAAGAATGTTGGCAACGAACTTATGTTTGAACTTGTGGGCTTATGCAGAGAATGTCATTCAAGATGTCACCAAGAATATAAATGACCCCAGCACAACGACAAGCTGAAGAGATCGTGGGCCAAGTAGATTGGCAGTCAGACAACCACGGACTGTGCAAGTGTCCAGGTGAAGCCGCACATACCAGCCACACTCGCATCAGAGATACAACGGTGTTTGTAGATGGCGCGCCGACTATTTTCTGCTGGCATACTTCATGCACGCCGTATCGTGATGAAGCTAACCGCAAGTTGCGAAGAGCTATAGGTGGCGATGTTCTTTACAAGCCCACCAACATCATGTCGGGTGGTACTGCTACGCCCAAGTTAATCATTAAGAAAGACCCGCACGCCGAGGTGTTGGATAGGATTAAGACGATTGCTGAGTCAAACAAGCAAAGATACTTAACGCACTACAATTGGGACCCAGCGGATATGTTTGAGGAGAGTCCAGTCAAGCTGGGTGATCCAGCGCAAGACTATCACTTGTTCCTATCTATGTTTAATGTCGCTGACAATATATGGATTGGTGATGTCAAGGATAGTGGCAGACATCCGCAAAACTTTAGATCAGCTTGGGATTGGCGGAAGTTGGACGAGCCGATCGGGCAGTACACGACTGGCGCAACCTACAAGCTGGATACGGTTAGCAGATCCAACGACACCGTTGAGCATAGGGTGTTCTTGGTTGTCGAGTCTGATGTGTTAAGCAAGCCAGAGATGGGCGCGGTGTTCCAACTGATGCGTGATTTATTTAGCATGAAACTACACGCCGTTGTTGATACTGGTGGGAAAAGCTTGCATGGTTGGTTTGAGATGCCACCCAAGAACGAATGGGTGGATCAGTTAAAAGCTTTTCTTATTCCGTTAGGATGCGATCCTGCAACATTCAAACCCAGCCAACCCGTTAGGATTCCTGGGGCAAAAAGAAACGACAAGATGCAAAGCCTGCTTTGGTTTTGCAAAGGAGGAAAATGATAGAGCCAGCAGTAGCACTTGGCATTAAGCCCAAGACCGATGAGTGGCCGCCGATTAAATCTTATGCACAACTTGTTAAGGAAGACTTGCCCGCACCAGAGACGCTAATTGAAGGAATGTTGCACCGAGGGGGGAAGATGTTGCTGGGTGGAGGAAGCAAGGCGTTTAAGAGTTGGAGCTTAATTGACCTAGCCTTATCGCTACACGCTGGCGTGCCTTGGTGGGGGCAGCAGTGCAAGATGTCGCGGGTGTTGTTTATTAACTTTGAGATCCAAGAATGGAGTTTCCGCAATCGGTTGGCTGATGTTGTCAAGGCAAAGGGGCTGGAAGACAAGGCCGATGACTTTGATACATGGACGCTGAGAGGTCACGCTGCCGATTTGACTCTCATCCGTCCTATGATTGAGAAGCAGATTGAAGGTAAGGGCTATCAAGCGATCATCCTTGATCCAAACTATATGCTGATGGGTGAGAGGGATGAGAACAGCGCAGGCGATATGTCCAGCCTGATGAATGAGTTTGAGTACCTAGCCACGCGCCACAATCTGTCAATCATCCTATCACACCACTTCAGCAAGGGTAACAAGAGTGGCTCAGAGTCGATTGACCGCTTCAGTGGGTCGGGCGTGTTCGCCCGTAATCCAGATACGCTGGTCGTTCTGACTGCACACGAGGAGGATGAGAAGAGCTACACTTGTGACATCACGCTACGCAACTTCCCGCCAGTAGACAGCTTTGTCGTGCAGTGGCATTACCCGCTGTTCCAAGCCAACTTCGCGCTCAATCCAGATAAGCTAAAGAAGCCAGGCGCACACAAGGCTGTTGACGATAAAAGGTTCTTAACCGAGATGGGTAGCAAGCAGTGGCAGGCGGGTGATTTATGTCGTCACATCATTGAAAAGTTGGAAGTATCGGAAAGCACCTTTTATAGGTATCTAAAACGCCTTCACAAGGCTAACAAGATATTGTCTGACAGCGGTTTGTATATTGCCAATCAGACCACTTTCTAATCCACTTTCAAAACACTATCATTCCTTGAGCTACCAGACCCTTATATATATATAAATAAATTACGCGAAGGAAAAGTAGGAACAGGACTCCTTAGTCCGTCCTGTCCCTACTACCACTACGTGTTTTCCGTAGCGTGTTCTGGTAATCAGAACAAAGAACGAAAGCCGAGCTGGGCTCGGTTGAGGCTGGGCTGGCTCAAACATCCTCACACCTGCCAAAGAACGGAGTTGGTTATCAGGTGGGGGATGTGGTATAATGCCGAAATGAAATCAAACCGACCAGGCCTATACGCCAACATCAACGCTCGCCGCAAGGCTGGCACTAGCCGTCCTAAATCTAAAAGCACCATCAGTCCTCGCACTTGGAGGCTCATGAAGGCTAAGAAAGGCGGTTTTGCAGAGTGATCGTGAGCAACTGAAGGCAAGCCACAGGTTTATTGGCCTACTTCAGCGAGAGAATGCCCAGCTACACGGCGTACTGAGGCTACTAGGGCAACTTGTAGACGACATGAATGCGAATTGCTCCTATGAGGTGTTTGAGGCGCAGTGGAATGGGCTAACTGAGCAGGTCAAGAGGCTGTCAGGCTTCTTCGAAAGCCACCAGAAGGCACTACAATCGCTCCAAGACTCGATTCCTGATGACTTTGACACTGATGAGGTAGATGACCAATGAGCACCCAAGATTTACCCTGCAATAGTCCAAGAAGGACACCTGGGGGGCCAAAGAAGTTCGTAGTTAGGGCTTGCCAAGGTGGTGATAGCAAGACAATCCGCTACGGAGACCCCAAAATGACTATCAAGAAGAGCAATCCAGCAAGGCGTAGGAGCTTTAGGGCTAGACATGGGTGTGATAGCAAGCCTCCAAGCAAGCTGACAGCGCGGTATTGGTCGTGCAAGAACTGGTAATATGCCAAAGGTAGCCAAAAAAACACGCTACAATGCCCCGCAATCGAGCAAGGATGCCCCTAGAAAGCGTCTTAATGGCAAAACTGATGCTACGGACGTTCCGAATAGACCCCTAGGCAACCAAGCCTGCTGCTGCCGTATCGGACGCTAGGCTTCCGTCTTCTAATTTACAAAAGTAATCAGAACCTATTGCTACACATACACTAGGCTTCCGTTTATACATCCCTTATAGGGCTATTTTACACACCCCTTATAGGGCTATCGCTCCCGCGAAGGGCTACGCTACCGTTTGGATGCCTGCGCTTCCGTTTGACGCTCCCGCCGAAACTTTTGCCAACGCTCCCGCTGCACCTTGCCTACCTTGGCGTAATGCTCCCGCGAAAGCTTGCGTGCCTTGCTGGGACCGCTGACGCTCCCGCCTTTCTTGCCTAGGCGCGAAAGATAGGCCTTTATAATTTGATCTTCTGTCATGTTTTTATATTGTCCTTATAGGCTGCGCTGCCGTTTGAATAGCGCGCCAGGGTGAACCTATGCAAGCGGAAAAGCCGCAGGGTTTGAACCCTTGGTGGATTATTATATCTTACGGATAAAACGGATCTTCCGTATTAGTGACATCATAAACTTGATTCACCATCACTTCGCAATCTCCGATCTCTTGATAGTCTCCAGCGTCCAATTTTTTGCACGCTAGTTTTTCCGCTTGCTCCTGATTGCTCGCATAGACATCTACGATAAATGTCTCTGTCTGCTTATACTCAACCTTGTATTTTCTTTTTGCTATTTTCTTTTTCATTGTGTGCTTCCTTTATTAGTTTCACGCCGCCGTTTGAATGGCTGCGCTGCCGTTTATTAGGTTGATTCTATCGAATCTTACCTTTGCTTCCCTCGTGCCAGGAGGGAAGACAAGGTAAGACTATTTGCGCTTACCGCGTGGCCATGCCAGCACCACGAACAAGGCTAGAAGGATACCGTGCAGCATCCCAAGCGAATAGAGTTGTGCGCTCATCGCCATTTATCCTTCACAATGATTGCCCCATCTAGTCCTTCCTGCTTAATCCATCGGATTGCGCCATCGTATGATGAAAAGCGCGCCTGATACCTTCCAGCGCAATCTATGACTATAA